GGATGCAAGTACAAATTGTTATGAGCAAAGTAATTATTCATCGCAAGTTTATGTTGGTGGATATTTTAATACAACAACTCCAATAACAAGATTTAGATTTAAAATGTCTAGTGGTAATATGGATGCTGGTAAGATATTGATGTTCGGATTAAATTAATATAACATGGAGAAATTATGGCACACAAAATAGTAAATGGACAACAGGTAGAACTAACAGCAGATGAGATAGCTGCGATAGCTGCACAAGAAACTGCATGGAATGATGGTGCATTTGATAGAAAAATGCAAGACATTAGACAAGAAAGAAACAGATTATTAGCTGATACAGATTACCTTGCGTTATCTGACAATACACTGTCTTCTGAAATGACAACATACAGACAAGAGCTAAGAGATATAACCGAAGATGTTACGACATTAGAACAAGCTAATGCTGTTACCTTCCCAACTAAACCTGAATAATTATGAATCAATCTGCAATAGAAGTAAAACTAGAATTTATCTGCAGAGAAATCAAAGAGCTTAAAGATGAGCAAAAGAAAATTAAAGAAGATCTAAATAAAGGCAAAGGCGCAGTATGGATTCTTATATTTCTTGCAGGTATTATCACTGCAGTATTGCAATATTTTGACTAACCATCCACATCTAGTAGGCTAAGATTTACATTGTACTAAATATAGTTATACAACTATAAGTACATGAATATAAAACACAGGAAAGGTATTATATCTCAATTAATTGCTCAGTCTTATCTGGCAAAACAAGAAGATATTATTGTGTTTACACCCCTTGATGGGTTAGGTCCTATTGACATTATTACCTATAATACTAAAACTAAAGAGTATAAAAAATATGATGTTAAAACTGTATCATTTAGACAGCAACATGGCACAATGATTAATCGTTCACCTACACAACAACAAAAAGATTTAGATGTAGAAATATTATATGTAACTGAACAAGGAGAAATTTATCCAGTTCCAAAACGTAAATTTAAAAACAAATGAAACTGACTGAAAACTTTAACTTAAATGAACTCACTAAATCGCAGGTAGCTGAGAGAAAGGGAATACCTAACAATCCATCTAGTGACCACATTGACGCATTAAAAAAACTTGCAGAATCTGTGCTTCAACCTTTGCGTAACCACTATGAAAGTCCAGTGATTATTACGTCAGGTTATCGTAGTGCCGAACTTTGTTTAGCCATTGGTTCTAGTATTGAAAGCCAACACGCAAAAGGTCAAGCAGCAGACCTTGAAATTATTGGCGTTTCTAATTATGATACTGCATTATGGATTAAAAATAACCTTGACTTTGACCAGCTTATATTAGAGTTCTGGAAAGGTGAAGATGAGCCTAATAGCGGATGGATACACATCAGCTATGTTGGCAAGAAAAATAGAAAACAAAGTCTCAGAGCATTTAGAGACGAAGAAGGAAAGACAAATTATAGACCTTGGTAATATGTGGTTAAGTGCAATAAAATTAGCAGCTCAAGTTGGAAGCAAAGTATACGCTAACAGACAAAAAGCAAAGATGGCTATGTCTGAAGCACAATTACTACACGCTGAACGACAAGCTCGTGGAGAAGAAGCCTATCAAGGTAAACTGTTGGAATCAAGAAACTCAGACTGGAAAGACGAGTTCATTTTAATTTTACTTTCAGTACCTATCGTAATGCTAGGATTTGCAGTATGGTCAGACAATCCTGCACACATGGAAAAAATGCAGCTTTTCTTTGAGTATTTTTCCAACCTTCCCTTTTGGTATCAGTCCATTTTTGTCGGTGTCATAGCAAGTGTCTATGGACTGAAAGCCACTGATCTGATAAAGCGTAAGTAATGAGTAATCAAATTGCAAAAATGTTTAGCCAAACATTTGGTACAAAGGTTACATTAAAATCGCAACAAGGATTAGGCTATGGCACGAAAAGTAAAAGACTACACACCGCTGGAAAGAAAAAGAAGAAAAAGACCAGGACGACATAGTAAGTCGCCTAATAAATCCTTTAAGCTACAACAAAAAAAATACAATAGACAGGGTAGAGTATGATCTGTAAAAAAATACTTTGTATGAAAAGATTAAAAAAAGCAATCTGTAGAGTGTTATTACCCATTGTAGCAAGATGGGAAAATAGAATGTGGAAAGTTTTATATCAAAGACCAAGACGATATTGCGAATGTGTAAGTGATAAAGAGTTTATTCATCATATAAAAAACAATATGCCAAGTAAGGATCAGTTTAATGATTGATATGCTTTTATTCTTAGCGACTTTAATTATCTTTTTAGATTATATGCAAAAATCATTTATTACAAAAGACTCAGAAGATCCAGAAACAAAACGATGGATCAGAGAAATAGAAGCTGATAAAAGAAGAGAGGAGTTCTTTAATGAAGATAAGTGACCAAACATCTATTGCGATGCCAATGCGAAATCTTATCAGTATCATTATTGTTATTGCTGTAGGAGTGTGGGGTTATTTTAATATAGTAGAAAGATTAAATAATTTAGAAACTTCTAAACAACTTATGGAAGCTGACTTGTTAAAAAAGGCAGAGCAAACACCTAAGAATTTAGAGATGCTAATGTTGATTGAGATGAACGCAAAGATAATAGAGAAGCATCAAAAACAATTAGACGAAAACATACACACCAAAGTATTACTTATGGAAGCTGATAAAAAAATTAACAAACTTCAAGAAGATGTGGAAAAGTTAATAAGAAAGAATGGTAATCACTAATGGTAGAGATTATGGCATTACTTATGTTTATTGGTGAACCTCAACAACTTAAAGAAATGACCTATATACCAACAGTATCTGAATGTCTGAAAAAGAAAAGAATAGCTACTAGAAATAGTGGATCAAGGGTGATATATATGTGTTCAAGAGTAAAAGCTGAATTGTCAAAAGACAATAAAATATTAAGGATAGAAAAAATAAAATGAAATGTATATTTAAAATGTTTAAAAAGTTTTGTTTGCTTTTTAAATTTTGCAAATGCAATAAAAAAAAATAATCATGGCAATCACATACCGAGGTGAAAATTTTTCAGGTTACAACAAAACCAAGAACGCAAGAACCAAGACTAAAAAGTTTGCAGTTCTAGCAAAGGTAGGAAACAAAGTAAGACTCATTCGTTATGGGGATGCCAACATGACCATCAAAAAATCATCACCTGCAAGACGTAAATCCTTTAGAGCAAGACATCGCTGTGCAACTGCAACGAATAAATTGACTGCGAGATATTGGAGTTGTAAGAAGTGGTAGGGTGACTTTCGCCATCCCACCTTTTACTGTTAATTATCTAACAGTTCTTTCCATGCTGGGTTTAAAGACCACCAATCATTATGACCAGTGATAAAAGCAAAAGGTCTATGTCTAAACTTTTTACCTTCCCTTAAAGCTAACTCACATTGTTGTTGAGCTTCTTCTTCGGTTTTACCTTTACCCCATGCGTAGCCAGTGCCTCTATTACCTAACGCATAACATAGAAAGAAATCATCGTTGTTTTTTTTCATAAATAATTTCCTTTCAACTCCCATTATACCACAGTTCATTTTTGCGATTTTTTATTTTTTCCATTTTGTTGAATAATAGAGCAATCATGTTTTAGGGTGTTAGACTTTTCTGCGACACTGTGTTACAAATCATAAAAATTTATGCCACGCAAAAAACAACCAAGAATATTTGTATACAGTTGTGATTATTGTGGTAAAAAACATGAGAATATAAATTGCGGTAGCGATTATATTATTTATGCAAGTGGTCATCGGTTTTGTAGAAAACCTGATTGTTGGTCACTTTATATAAAACAAGAAAAAAAGAAAGAAGAGGAAAAAAATGTACGGAATGAAGAAAAAAGGAAAAGGGTCTATGGGAAAAGGATCTTCAATGAAAAAGAAAAAGAAGAAAGGCAAAAAGTAATCTCTAAGTTAGATCAATACTTAGATTACTTGAAAGGAAATCATGCCAAAGAAAAAAGGTAAAAAAAAATATACTGCAAAGCAGATGAAGATAGCTCGTGTTGCAGAACCTAGAGATAGGATTACAGGAGCTGACTTTAAAAGATTGAAAAAGAAAAGATGACAACCAAATCAGTCAAAGCACCTAGAGGTTTTCATTGGATGAAAAAAGGTTCATCTTATAAACTTATGAAAGGTCAATACAAACCACACAAAGGAGCTGTAAGAATAGCAAAGTTTACAGTACAAAAAACACATGGCTAAACTTTGTGCAAAAGGCAAAGCTGCTGCTAAAAGAAAATTTAAAGTTTATCCTAGTGCCTATGCAAATATGTATGCTGCTGGGGTATGTAGTGGTAGAATAAAACCAAAACGTAAAAAGAAAAAATAATGTCAAAAGGTTTACGATCATGGGTCAGAGCCAACTGGGTAGATATTGCTAACCCAAAAAAAGGTGGTGGCTTTCCCAAGTGTGGTCG